GGTCCGGGTACGGGTCCGGGTACGGGTCCGGGTACGGGGACGGGTACGGGTCCGGGTCCGGGTCCGGGTACGGGTACGGGGACGGGTACGGGGACGGGTACGGGTCCGGGGACGGGTCCGGGTACGGGGACGAAGATGATTGGTTGTCAAAGATGTACGCAGCCCAGCGGGCGGGAGGCGGGGAGTGATGGAAGAAGCAACTCGCAAGTACGTGACAAGACAGTACAACTACAACCGCGTACCGAATCCGTTGCTGGAGGGTCTGGTGTTCGCGTCGTTTGGACCGGTCGATGGCGAAACAGCAAAGGAGCGGCTGATCGCGTTCGTCGAGAAGATCGCGGAGAACGAAGCGGCGAAGATCATCGAGGACAATTGAGCGAGGGAACGTGGAGTGAGCCATTACATCGAACTGATCGTCGACAACCTCGACTTTGACGCCATCCAGTCCGCGATGGCACGTCGCCAGCGGTGGCGTGTGCTGCCGGACAGTAACGATCCATCTGCGAACCTATCCGGTCGCCTTGTAGCCGAAATCTGCCGTGGATGGATGGAGCTGCACGACTCACGACCGGACGAACTGAATGAAGGCGAGGAGTGGAAAGATGCAGGTGGCAACCGATGTACGGCGACGTATGCAATTGGGGTCGACCGTACCCGCAATGGAACGACGACTGGCTCCCGCCGTGGGGACGCGACGTTGAGGTCCACCTCGTCGGCGAGGGCCCGATTCTTGTCCACGCCGACTACCGCGCCGGCTGTTGGCGATCCGCCGACAGCACGCGAACATGGCCGCCAGCGACGTTCCAGCAGTGGAGGTATCCGAAATGATCCCGAAGTCAGACCTGAAAATCGAACGCATCCGTGGCAAGGGCCCCGGAGGTCAGAACAAGAACAAAGTCTGCTCGTGCATCCGCCTTACTCACCTGCCGACTGGGATCGTTGTCCGCATCGACGGCCGCGATCAGGGCCAGAACCTCAAGCAGGCGATGGCAGAGATGGAGCAGCGGCTGGCCGAGCGGAAACAGGCCGCCAGAGCCATCGCACGCAAAGCCCGTCGTGACGAGGCGATTCGTAACGAAACCACGGTTCGTACCTACGATTACAAGTCCGGGCTCGTCCGCGATCACCGGACCGGCAGGACGGCCTCCATCAAGGATGTCCTCGGCAAAGGACGCGTCGACCTGCTGCAGTGACCGCCGCCGACTGCCAGGTCTTGACAGCCGCCAATTGTCCTGGTCAGCCTGTAGCGGTATCATATCCCTACAGGAGTCGTCCCGTGAACGCGAAGAAGAAACCGTCCCAGCCAGCCAAAAGGTCGAAAGCCAAGATGGAATTAGCGACTGCAGCCGACGCCAAACGGCAGGTCAAGGAAGTCTATTCTGCCGACGAAGCAGCCGAATACCTCGGCGTTACGGCAAGACTGGTGCGGCATTACTGCTCGCAGGGTCGGCTTGGCAAGCGGTTCGGCGCTCGCGTTTTTCTCATCCACCGGGACGAATTAGAGGCGTTTGCCGCTCTGCCGCGGATCGTCGGCAATCCAGGTCGCGGCCTATTCCGCCGCGGTCCAGGGCAGGAGGTCACACCAGAAGAGGCGGTCGCTATCGTCCGGCTCGTACAACCTGGCGACGTGTACGACGAAAAGACCATTACGGAGCGGGATATTGACATTGCCGCGAGCCGGGCCGCCGGCGACACGCTGCAAAGCATCGCCGCGAAGTACCATTTGACGCGGGAGCGGATTCGGCAGATCACGTCGTTGGTATCTGAGGCAGCACTTGCCAAGCAGGAGCTGCGAAAGCACGGTCGCGTACGCTTGCGGCGGCGGAAGTAGTCGTCTAACTGCCTCCCGGTTGCCAGCCACTCGCGTCATTTCTCCGACAGGCACCATCTTCGTCTTTTTTTGCTTGTATCGCTTGCCAATAATGCCGATAACGGTACAATAGTAACAGCAAGCCAATTTGGGCCGTTACGCGAACCGTCAAGCCGTGAGCGAGTGAGGTGAAACGATGCCGAATACACCAGCCACCTGCGAACAGCACCCGTTGGCCACGTACGCCAGCCAGACGCGGGCCGGCGTGGCGTACGAGGTCCGAATGGACGCCGACGGTCGAGTCACCTGCACCTGCCCCGGCTGGCGGGCACATCGTCATTGCCGGCACACCGACCTTCACAAACACGAGGAGCGAGTCATGATTGAATCCGATCCGTTTCGGTCCCCTGCCCCGCCGTCGCTGCGGGAGCCACGAACCGTCGAGTCTACGGACGGGCGTATTGTCGTCGTGACCTACCGGACTGACGACGAGGTAATCGACGTCCTACGGACGTCCGGCATGGCGTTTCCGCTGTCGCTCGTGCAGGAGTTTGCCATCCGCGGTGGTTGGACTGTCAACCAGCGGGCGTGGGCACACAAACTGGCGAACGAAATTGCGAGCCAGCCAAACCAGTCCAGCCAGCCAAACCATCCCAGCCAGTCGCCTGCCGAGCCGTCCAGTTCGCCGAGCATGCTGCCGATCGTGCGAATGTTTCACAACGCGGCGGCCCGCGTCAAGCATCCACGCATTACGTTTGACTTTGAAGACCAGCCGATCGTTCTCCACCGGGCCGGCATCCGCAGCCGAACGCCGGGCCACATCCAAGTCACCGACGGACGTGGGTTCTGCGACGGCAAATACTACGGTCGGATCGACCTGGACGGCATCTTTCATCCGTCCGCGGTCTGCACGCCGGACGTGGAGAAGTTCCTGGCCGCGTTCGCCAGCGATCCGTCCGACGTGGCGGCGACCTACGGCCGGCAGCAGGGCAACTGCGTGTTCTGCAATACGCGGCTGACGAACGAACTCTCCGTGGCGGTCGGCTACGGAACGACGTGCGCTCGCACCTACGGGCTGCGGTATCCGACCAAGTCCCAGCTCGAAGCGGTGAAAGCGGCCGACGACGCAAACTCCACAGCCAGCATCAGCACCACATCACAAGGAGAATGAACGATGACCACCAAGCGAAAAGCCAGCCGAACCGACTGCCAGTTGCTGCAGAAATTGCTCGAAGACGCCTGCCGGCGGCTGGCGGCCGAGCACGGGGCAGACGTCACTTGCGACAACGTCTCGTGTGACGACAACCGCACATCCTTCACGCTGCGGATACGGGCCGGCACACCGGACGACCTTTTCCAGCCGTCCGACAAACGGGCCGACGTGTTTCGCCGACATGCGGCCGAGCACGGGCTCGACGAAGATGACCTCGGCCGGGAGTTCGAAACGTGCTTTCGGCGATTCGTCATCCTCGGTTTGTCGCATTCGCACGACAATCAGATCATCACGCGGTGCCGGGAGGACGGCAAAATGTACAAGTTTCCATCCCACCAAGTCCGCTGGATGCTTGGCAAATAGGAGCACAATCATGCTACGGATCGCTATTATTGTCTTCGTGCTGGCCGGCTGCTTCACCGCGTCCGGCTGCGTGGCCGGCACCACACGGCTGGTCGTCAAAACCACGCACGACAACGTCGACTATCGGCTGGAGTACGATATTTCGCGCTAATTGCCACCCAGGCAGAAATGGAGAACTGCATGACAGCCGTCCTACTTGGCATCCCCACTTACGACGGACGCGTCGGCACCGGCACGATGATGTCGGCTCTGCGGGCGTCCCGGCGGCACGAGGTGTACGCCTCCTGCCGTACGTCGTCTCTGCTCCCCAAGGCGTTCAACCTGCTGTGGGCCGACGCCGTCTCCAGCGGGGCGGACTACTTTGTCATGCTGCACGCCGACCTGGAGCCGGACAGGTTCTTCGTCGATACGCTCGTCGACATCAGCGAACGGCAAGACGCCGACGTCGTTTCCTGCTGCGTGCCGATCAAGGACGACAGCCAGCTCGTCAGCACGGCGATGTGGATGTTCGCAGATCGCGAACCGCACTACCGGCTGACGTTTGACGACCTGAAACGCTTGCCGGAGACGTTCTCCAGTGCCGACGTGGTCGACCGACTGGGCGTCCCCGGTGCGCTCGTCGTGAACACCGGCTGCTGGATCGCTCGACTGCAGCAGCCGTGGTGCCGCCGCGTGTCGTTCACGATGGAGTCCTGCATCGACTGGCAGGCGGACGGCACGCCGTACATTTACGTGCTGCCGGAGGATTGGCACTTTTCGCGGCAACTGCATCACGAAGGGTGCTCGGTTTACGCTACGCAGGCGGTAAGCGTCCGTCACCACGGAGCACGCCAATGGACGCTGTGCGACCAGTCGCTGTCAGTATAAGCGTTCGCATTTTCATGAAGTTGTAGTAGTCCTAAAACTAATAATCCAGTTGACGGAACAGTATGCTGTCGCCAATAATTTAGGCGGCAGGTTGAGTTATGTGGTAGTCATGGTAGGCGTGGATAGCACGAGGCGAATGGCAAAGAATCAACTTTCTCGCGGGGCATCAGATAAGCCTGCCGGCAGACCCATTGGGCGTCGAACACGTCTGACGCCGGAAATGCAGGACAAGATTGTCTCAGCCATCCGTGCCGGGGCTTACAACGTCGTCGCTGCGGAATGTGCCGGTATCTACGAGACGACCTTTTACGAGTGGATGCGACGCGGCGAAAACGCGACGACCGGCATCTATCGCGATTTCTACAACGCCGTCAAGCTCGCGGCTTCCGAGGCGGAAATCCGTGCCGTACTCACCATCCAGCAGTGCATCAAAGACGGCGACTGGAAGGCGGCGATGACCTACCTCGAGCGGAAGTATCCAGACCGTTGGAGCCGCCGCGAACGGCACGAGGTGAGTGGTCCTGGCGGCGGGCCGCTCGAGATGCGTGCCAGTCTGATGCACCAGCTCATCCGCGAGGCGGAGTCCGGCCGGCTGGAGCCGGAGGTCGTCGACGAGCACCTGCACATCGCCAGTATGGACGACGTGGCGTATATTGATGACGACGAGCAGCACACGGATTGACATCACCAATCCGCTGCATTTCATCCGGCTGTGCTGGCCGGACATGAAGCTCTACAGCAAGCAGCGGGACGTGCTGCTGTCCGTTCGCGAGAACAAAGAGACGTTCGTTCACGCGGCCAATGAGTTGGGGAAATGCGTGGCCATTGACGAACGCATCCAGCTTGCAGACGGTAGGATTGTCCGTGCGGGCGATCTTATTGGACGTTGCTTTGGCGTTCACTCGTTCACTGAAATTGAGTGGAGACAGACTGGTCGCTTAGCGTGGGCGTCTGATAATGGCATAAAGCAAGTGTGTCGCGTAGCGACGCAATGCGGACGCACCGTCGTGCGTACGCTTAATCATCCACTCTGGGCAGCACGCACGCCTCGCTCCCCAGGCCGTCCTTTGATTCCAGATGTCATTGGGTGGACTGCGGCATGTGAATTGACAAGCGATATGTCGATTGCTGTTCCGTCCGAATTGTCCATTGAAGGGTCTCGCCCAGTACCAGACGATCATGTCAAATTGCTTGGATATCTCCTTGGTGATGGCGGAACAACTAGGTCTGTTGAATTTACTCAGCTCGATGGACCTGCAAAGTCGGAGTTCATAGAGATCGTCAGGAGGCTTGGGTCAGAAGTCACCGTGAAGGACAGCCTAGGGCTGTTTGTAAAGGGAGCTGGCGACGAAGATCAGAAACAGCAAGGAAGAAATCCTGTCCTGAATTTAGTTAGGAAGTGGGGATTGATTGGCAAAAAGTCAAAGGAGAAAAAGTTCCCGGAGTGGGTGTGGGAGCTTCCAAATCGACAGATCGCGTTGCTTCTAAGCAGATTGTTTGCATGTGACGGATACGTCTGTACTGGAAATGGAAAATCGTGTAACCGCCAAATTGGAATTGCACTTGCGTCAAAGGAGATGATTGAAGATGTTCAATTGGCAACGCTCAGGCTTGGAATTGATGGAAACGTCAGGCACCGCATGATTGCTGGGAAGTTTCATGCGTGGGAATGGTCATGCAGGTCGGATATTTTAAGGTTTGCTGAAATTGTCGGAATCTACGGAAAAGAGCAGCGACTTGCAGAGTGTGTCGAGGAGTCTCGCGGAAAATGTGTTGCGAAGTGCCATAAGTGGCGAACCCGATCTCTTCCGCCTGGGTACAGATGGGCTCGCGTCAAGGCGGTAGAACGGCTCGGCGAGATGCAAACAGTTGCGATTCAAGTTGATGGTACGGAGACGTTCCTGACGACAGTCTGCGACCACAACAGTCGGATCGCGGCCGTAACGGCTATCTGGTGGTTCGCCAGCCGCACGCCGGCCCGCGTCATCACGTCGTCCACCACGCAGGCCCAGCTCGAGACAATTCTGTGGACGGAGATCCGCAACCTGATCTCGTCGTCATTGTTTCCGCTGCCGTTTGAGGTTTCGCACCTGCGTGTACGGAAGTACTCCGACGATTCGCGGACCACCGTTCACGCACTCGACTACATCGTCGGGCACGTCACGAACACCGTCGAATCGTTCCAGGGCCACCACCTGCCGAACGACAAGGCTCGTGTGCTGTGCGTGCTGGACGAAGCCAGCGGCATTGCGGACGAGTTCAAAGACGCGGCGGATTCGTGGGCCCATCGGGCACTGGTGATCGGCAACCCGCTGTCGACGACCAACTTCTTCTATCGCGACTGCAAACGCGGCGACCAGCCGGACCCGTCCGGCCGCGATGCACTGCTGCGGAAGGTCATCCATGTGGACGGCCTCGATTCGCCGAACGTCAAGCTGGGGATTTCTCGCGTTCGCCAAGGTCTGGACGGCCTGCATCCGCTGCTGATCCCCGGCCTGCTGTCTTACGACGAATACCTCGTCCGTGACAAAGAGTGGGACGAGGTGAAGCGGACGACCCGCTTGCACGGCCGGTTCTACGAAGGTGAACAGGCGATGCTGTTCCCCGCCAACTGGCTGGACGCGTCCCAGACCCACTGGGACGACTTGCGGCGGCTGGAAACGCCGCGCCGGGCCAAGGCGATGGGCGTCGACGGGGCCGAGGGCCGTGACATGACGTGCTGGACCATCGTCGACGAACACGGCATCATCCAGCAGGTGGCACGCCAGACGCCGGACACGATGGAGATCGTCAACGAGACGGTCCGCTACATGGAAGACTACGGCATCGCCGCTCGTAACGTCGTCTTCGACGGCGGCGGCGGTGGCAAGCAGATCGCCGACCGGCTGCGGCAGATGGGCCACCGCGTCAAGATCGTCATGTTCGGCGGCTCGACGTCCACCACCAAGAGTAAGGCGAAAGGCCGGCGGGCCGAGAAAGACGAAACCCGCAGTGCCTACCGCAACCGCCGGGCCGAGATGTACGGCAATCTGCGGAAACTGCTCAACCCGCACGGCGAGCAGCCGTTTGCCATCCCGCCGGACGCTCACCTGCTACGGGAAGAACTTGCCATCCTGCCTCTGCAGTACGACCAGGAAGGCAAGATGTTCCTGCCACCGAAAGACCTTCGCAGTAATGACAAGCAGGGCCACGAGCTGACGCTGCGGAAAATGCTCGGCCGCAGTCCAGACCGGGCTGACTCGCTCGTACTGGCCTGCGACGGGCTGCTGTCGTCGCGTGCACCGTCGGTGGGTAGTCCGGTAGACGCCGTCAAGCAGGTCGTGGCGTTCAACGCTCGGCTCACCAGTGGCGACATTGCGGCACGGGTCGCCGAGAAGATGAAGAACCTGCCGGATGCGTTCAAGTGACAGTTGCCAGCGTCGTTAGCTATAATAGGCGTGGAGTGGAGATTACCCAGGCCGCCACGGATGGAGTACCAATATGCGACATACCGCCACCAGCGAAAAGCGAGTTCGTGGCTTCCTGGCCGAACTCGAGGCGGCCGACAAGGGCCAAGTTACGCCGTCACCGCTTGCCAAGGATCTGAAGGATTTCGCCACGCTGGCTGCACCGATCGGCCGTACTGGTGCCACGCGGCAAGATCCGGCGGCGTGGGTGGCGGACCGCAACGAGTACGTCAAGCACTTCACCGGCACGACGTTCGTCGCCATCGGAGCTATCTCCAAAAAGATCGCCCAGCAGGAGGCGATCGTCTGCCGTCGGCTGGCGGACGATTCGGGCGGCTACCGAGACGAGCCGGTCGAGTACACGCATCCGTTGTGCCAGCTTTTCCGGCAGGTCAACCCGATCCACACGCAGTACGACTTGTGGTATCAGATGGTCGCCTGGCGGCTGATGACCGGCGACTCCTATTGGTGGAAGGCCCGCAACGGGTTCAGCGTTCCGGTTGAACTGTGGCCGCTGCCATCCCAGTGGGTCTGGGCCATCCCGTCGCAGGAGAAGTTCATTGCCGAGTACCTCGTGCGAAACGTGTTCGCCAAAGAAGTTTATCTACCAGCCGATGACATTCTGCACGTTCGCGAGCCGAACATCGACTGGAACGGCAACGGGCAGTTCTACGGCAGGCCGCTGGTCACGGCGGGGGCCACGGCGGTCGACCTGGAAGAGCAGATGTTCAAGCGGCTGTACCACCAGTTTCGCAACTTCGCCCCGCCGGGCCTGCACTACTCTACCGATGAGGAGTTGGGCGAGGATGAGTTCGTCGATCTGATGGTGCAGATTCAGGCTCAGCATGCGAAGGCCGAAACCACCGGCACGCCGATCTTCAGCCACAGCGGCATGAAAGTCAGCGAGTTCCATCAGAGCGTGCGGGAGATGGACTACAGCAACTCGTTGCAGGTAGTCATGGACTATTTGATGGCGATCTACGCCACGCCGAAAGCGGTGGTCGGGCTGGCGAAAGACTACAACCGGGCCAACGTCATCGGGGCTACGATGACGTGGATCGAGAACACCATCAACCCGCTGCTGGTGCACCTCGGGCAGCATCTCACGCAGGGGCTGGCGACTGAGTTCGGCGAAGACTTGGTTGTGAAGTTTCAGCCGTGCACGGTGTCCGACCGCGACGGCTTGCGGCGGGACGTGGACGTGGCACTGCGGGCCGGGGCACTTACGCCGAACGAAGTCCGCGAGGTGCTGCTCGAGCTGGGCCAGTACGAAACCGGCGGCGACCGACCGATGCTGCCGTCTTCCCTCGCGGAGGCTGCCATCGGCAATACGACAGAGCCACCGCTTGTCGCACCCTCGGCGGCAACCACACCAGTCGACGACGAGGAAGAGCCGGAGGACGAATCGACCGACAGTGAGTCTGCGACCGAAGATGTGGACGAGGATGATGCGGTCGACGACATGCTGGACGTCGACAGCGAAGGTCGTCTGAAAGACGCGGCGTCCGAGGTCGTCGCTCAGTTTTTTCGCGCTCGACAAAAAAACTTGGCTGAGCGATTCAGCGAAGACCTACCTTGCACAATTCGCGTTGGTAAGGCAACAAAAAGAAAACTCAATGGAACGCGAGTTGACTCGGTTTTTCAACCGTCTGCAAAAGGCGATCGCACAGCGTTTTAACGAGTTTGCTGGCCTGAACAAGTCTTTCTCTGCAACTCGCAGATTGTCAGTTATTCGCAAGCGTGCCTTGGAAAGTAATGATATTGGCTGGCTGACCCCAGGAGGGAATTTCGCCAGCGAACTGAAAGAGGTCGCCAATCGGCACATTCTTCGTGCTGCGACAAACTCTGCTTCAATGCGGATGCGGTACATTCGCGAGAATTCTGCTGGACTATCCAAGACTGGCAACGTGCCCGATTCGATTTTAGCCAAGATACTCGGTATGGTCGAAAGCATGTATACGCAGGGATACTGGGGGGCTGTAATTGACAATGGAGTGCGAAATCAACTCAGAACGATCGTTAATGCAGGTGCTTCAGGGCAGTTAACCGACCGCGAAGTGTCTCGATTGCTTAGCGCACATTCAAATTACGCACACAATCGCATGCGTGCCAAATTGATCACTCGTGCGCGGATTTCTCATGCTATGAACGCAGCCGCACACTTCGTTGACAGCGAGTCGTTGTTCAATCCGAATTCTGGTGTTGTCGGATTTACGTGGGTCAGCATGAAAGATGATCGCGTTCGTCCGACTCATGTAAAGGCGGACGGGCAACGAGTGTATGGAAACCAGCCGTTCCTTGTCGGCGGACATTATGGGATGTATCCGTGCGATCCGCAATTGCCTGCAAAAGAGACGTCGGAATGTCGTTGCGTGCTCGATGTAATATTTTCACACGAAGTTCATCGTGACGAAGTTCTGCCAACATACGATACTGGAACCAGTATTCTGCCATCGGATGACGAAATCGGGTTGGCACCCGCAGCCGACGGTGGCACGCATCAGTCGCCGCGGGATTGGTTCAACCTGCGACCGCTCGGGCGACTCCTTCGCAACGGATACCTCGGGTTCGGTCGGCTGGCGGGTCAGGCTCGCGATGCGATTGGCGGCACCAACTGGGGCATTCTCAACCAGTGGCTGCGTGGCGATGCGGGAGCTGCCGTCAGTGGCGAAACCGTCCAGCAGGCGGACGGGCTGTTTGCACGTTGGGGCCGTCGCGTGCGGTCGCCGCTCACGGTATTTCGCGGTGCGACGATGTCACTTTATCCCACGCGGGTCGGCAGCCGGATTGTGGACGACGGCTACATGCGGTTGTTCGGGTCGTCGAGCAGTGCGGCGGCATACGCGGCCGGGCTCGCGGCCGGTTCGCAAATGCTGCGTGTCGAACTGCCGTCCGGCACGCTTGTGTTGCCGTCCAGCAACGTCGCCGATCTGGAGGTCATCCTGCCGCGTGGCAGCGTACTCGAAATTACCGGTTCAGAACGCGTGCGGGTCGGTCGGGACGCCAACGGCGAGTGGCAGTACATCGACTACCTGGACGCGATTGTCGTCTTGGAGGTTGCCGCTGCCGCAGCCGCTGCTGCCGCGGCTGGCACTACCAGCAGCTAAGCGGCTTGCTCGCCATCAGCCAGTCGTTTCGTTACAATAGAGGCATCACGCAGAAAGCGAGGCGATCATGGCCGATGGCGTCGTGCGGGTGCGAATCGTGATTGAAAACGAGCAGGTCGCCAGCCAGTTGGAGGAGGCGATCGACATTATCCGCGAGGCCGCCTCCGACACGCCGTGGAACGAGGATTTGCACGAGGCGGTGGCAAAACTCAACGAAGTCGCCGAGAGCTTGATGATCGTCGCCATGGACGACGACAGCGAACTCGACGATTACGGGTTTGGCGACGACGACTATGTCGACGAGGATGACGAACTCCTGACGGAGCGGGATAATGACGAAGACGACGACGAAGACGAACTCTGGTAGCACCGCCGTTCGCTACAACTACGCTTTCGCGAAGGCCGAGGAGCACCCGGACTACACGTTCGTGCTCGGGCCGGTCCTGGTTCCGGAGGAGATTGATAAGCAAGGTGACATCATCTCGTCCGAGGAGATTGAGAAAGCGGCCCACGATTACATTCAAGACAGCCGGCGTCCGGGCCTGATGCACCAGCTCATGCTTGGCACGCTCGACGCCCAGGTTGTGGAGTCGTACGTCACGCGTGGCGAATACCACATCGGCAAGCAGACGATCAAAGAAGGGACATGGCTGGTCGGCATGCGGGTGTTCAACAAGCGGCTGCGTGAGATGATCCGCAGCGGCAAGCTAAAAGGATACAGCATTGGCGGCGTGGGCGTCAGCGAGGAGGAGCGTGGTTCAACTTGACAAAACAAGGTGACGAGGCAAGAATTGCAAGTGGCAAGAGTGTTGCGGAGCATAACAGCGAGCAGCTTGAAAAAGCACTTCTTGCACTTGACCGAATCGTCCGCGAACGGTTGGCATCTGGGATGCCAGGAGCCATCGGAGTGCGGATACCGTTTCAGCGAAATCGACTTGGCAACGTCCGGGTGATTCGCGAAGACGAGTGGTAAGCCGATAGACTGCATTGCGGCACGGCATGGGGGCTTCGGCCCAACAACACGGCAGCGGAACCGATAGCCCGCATCCATGAACTGGATGCGGGTTTTTTGTTGGAGTAAAGCGAATGGCAAGTGCCAACCAAAGGCAAAAAAGAAACCAGTCGCGTCATCGTCGACTAAAAAACGTATCGGTCCATGAACTTTCGCTCGTCGATTCGCCAGCCGTTCCCAGTGCATTATTTGTGATAGCCAAAAGGGGGGGCGGCGTGATGGCTGACAATGGCGAACTGACTGTGAGCGAAGAAGCCATCAACGCGATCGTAAAAGACGAACCACCTGCATCCGATCCACCGCAGGCCGACGAAGTCAGGGACGTGGAGCAGGCAGCCGCCACGGAGGGCGGCGAGCCTGCCGCGGCTGAAGTGCTTGGCGATCCGCCGGCAGCCGACGAGTCAGTCATTGTGCCGCTGGCGGAGCCTCCGGTTGCCAAGGCGGACGAAATGGAAGACGCCGACAAAAGCCCCAATGAGACCGTCGCCGCGGCGTTGGTGTCTGCCATCCAATCCTTGCGGTCGGTGGCCGGCGAGATGGATTCCACCGGCTTGCAGCACCTCGCCAGCCTGATGGACTACGCACGTTGGAACTTTGGCGAATCGCAGGTCGTTGCGGACGAACTGGCGAAGTGCGACGACACTGAGCTGCTGAAAGATGCCTCGCCGGTTGACACGGTGGCCGCGTTGCTGGAGATGGCGGTCGATCGACTTGCGAAGAAACAAGAGCCGCAGCCGGAGCCAGTGCCAGTTGTTGCTGAGGCAATCGAGCCCGTTGCGAAGTCAGGCGAACCGGAGCCTGACCTGCAACCAGAGCCGCCGCCGCCTCGATCCATCCTCTCGCAGGCCGGCGAGCTGTTTGCCAAGCGGCAGGCCGATCGCGTGGCGGCTAAGAAAAGTGAACTCGAGTCCGTTGCACTGCAGCGTATCAGCAGCCTGGCGGACCGCGTGCAGGAAAACTTGAACCGGGTGCAAGCACTCGGCAAGCGTATTGACAAGGTGATAGGGAAGGCCGACTGACGGTTCGTCCCTTTTTTTGAGCAACCAGACCGTTTGAACGGAGTACCAAAATGGCCGATGAAACCAAGGAAGTGGAAAAGAACACGGACGGCGCGGCGGCAATCGTCGAGTCGCTCGAGAAGTTGAATGCAGGCGTTGAGGCGATCTCGAAGAAAAACGACGAACTGGAGAAGAAGTTCGAAGAGCTTTCCAAGCCGCGCTATCCGTACGGGGTGCCGAACGGGGCTCCGAACATCCGCAAGGGCGAAGACCCGATGACCAGCCGGCCGTACTCGTTGCTGCGGTTGGCCAAAGCATTGGCCATGAAGTCGTCCAACGAGATGGAGTGGGACAAGCAGGCGAAGGTCGAGATCGAGCTGTCGAACGACCTGCGGAAGGCGTACTACGACTCGATGTCGTTCCAGACGGGAAACATCCTCGTGCCGCTGGGCAGCGAGCTGATGCCGACCAAGCCGACCGAGCTGGCGGACGGCTCGAAGGTCGACGGTCTGCCGGGCGAGCTGGTGCAGAAGTGCCGCGACCTGCTGGCTCCGTCGCTGGCGTCGTTCGATCCGGACGAATACGATTGGATGGTTCGCAAGGGCATGATCCGCAAGGATCTGTCTTCCGTCACCGGCACCTCCGGCGGGACGCTGGTCGGCTTGGCCTCGCAGGGTGAGCTGATCGAGCACCTCAAAGCGATGGAGGTGATGTCGCAGGTGGGTGCTCAGCAGATCGACCTGCCTCCGCAGGGCCGCATCCGGTTTCCGCGTCAGACGTCCAGCGTCACGATCGCCAGCACCTCCGAAGGTGCGACGGTCAGCGAGTCGACGCCTGGCACGAGCGGTTTGGATCTGGTCGCCAAGGCGTACAGCGGACTGGTTGACATTCCGGACGAACTGTTGCGGTTTAGCACGAGCGTGGCGGTGGAGGCTTGGCTCCGCAGCGAGTTCCTCCGCGAACTGTCGCTCAAGACCGACCGCGACATGATCTACGGTGCCGGCGGGCAGGCGATCAACGGGATTGTCAACTACAGCGGCATCAAGACCGTGACGGCCACCACGACTGGGACCGATGGCGACACGTTGACTCCGCAAGATCCGGTGCGGCTGTTTGCGACAATCGCCGACGCCAATGCTCCGGTGGACCGCGGGTTCTTCTTCGCCATGACTCACACGCTGTGGGGCGGCTTGTCGACGCGGCGTGCCAATTCCGGCTATGCAGCGACCAACGACAGCCTGGGGCCGTTCGTCTTCTCGGCTGCCACGACGCTGCTCGGCAGCGGTAAGCCGCAGAAGGTGCTCAACGGCTACCCAGTCGTCTGCTCGACCCAGATCCCGGCAAACCGTGCGAAAGGCTCAGGCACGACGCTGACGTTGCTCCTGGGCGGCGTCGGTCCGGAGTGGGTCATCGCCCGCGCCGGTGTGGCCGAAATCGTGGTCACGAACTCCGATTCGACCAAATTCACGCAGCGGATTTCGACGATGCGGGGCACCGTCTACATGGACGCCGGCCCGCGTCACGAAGAGTCGTTCGGCATGATCGACACGTTGCTGAACTCCTAACAACCCCCTGTGAAGCTCCAGCCGGGGTGGCGCAAGATAACCGCCACCCCGGCGGGGTAGACGCAAGGCTGCTGCGGTAGGCAGCCACGACAGCAACAGCACGAAAGGCACGACCATGGTTTTGAAGTTGGAAGCGGTTCGAATGCGGGACGTGGAGCCGATCACCAATCGGGCGAAAGAGGACCGGTGGTACACCGTCGGCCTGCAGATCGGTTGCAATGCCCGTTGGCGCGAGTATGGCGGCGGACACTGGATCGTCGAGAGTCAGAGCGTTGCCAACGGCGAGAAGCGGTACAAGCACGTTCCGGCGTTGCATAAGACGGCTCCGCTGGACGGCTCAACCGTGAACGGATTGATTGAAGCTCACAACCGCTTTTTGGCCGCGAACCGTGCTGGCCACAAAGCCGAAGGAGACATCGGACGGGGCATCCTGGTGCTCGGCTTCGAGGAGACGAAAGCACCGGAGGCGCAGCTTGCAGGGCTGCCGTTCGGGTTGGAAGTTTTGCTTACGAAAGCTGCCGAGGCTGCTGCCACAGCGGCCGTGGCGGCGGTGATGACGAAAACGGGCGCGAAATAGCGTCCCGATGAACCAAAGAATAGTTCCCCGAAAAGGAGTTCAGAAATGCCTATCGTTGGACGTGACCTGAAGACCGAATACATGAGTGGCCCGTCGCTTGTTCCGGCTGCGGCCAAGACCTCGAGCACCAATGGCATTGGCGTGGACTTCCGCGATTGCGGTCCGGAAGTCATCAGCATTGTCAACCTCGGCGTGCTGGGCGGCGGCGACAATGCCACCTGCATCGTGAAGCTGCAGGAAGCGGACGCCGACTCGTCGGCTTCGTATGCCGACATTACCGGTGCCACGCACACGACAGCAACCCGCACGAGTGACAACACTACGGACGTGCTGACGATCGCCAATCGCACGAAGCGATACGTGCGATGCGTTGCCACACTGGCCGGCGGCTCGCCGTCGTTCTGCGTGGCCTGCACGCTGCATTCGCCGAAAGTTTCGTACTAGACCACTGAAGGAAACGCGCCTTCGTGCTGTTGAGAGGCGGGCGGTGGTTTACACTGCCGCCCGCCTTCTTCGATGCAGGATGTATCGGCAATGAGGGACTGCTCCATGGTGGCACAAATTATCCCCGGTGCGGACGCAGCTATGGATGCAGCCAGTCGTGCTTCGTGGGAAGCCACGGTGTTGGTGGTCATCATGCTCGCCGGCATGTCGTTCGTGGGCTACATGCTCAAGCAGATCATGGCCCGGCATCTTGCCACAGAAGAACGCATTTTGCGTGAGGCAAACGAGCGCGAGACTCGTTTGGCAGCACGAGTTTCCCAATTGGAAGACATGATTCGCGGTGAGTTAGTCCAAATGATTCGAGCCAACTCCGAGGCGATGGGGCGCGTCCTGGCTGCCTCGGAGGCGATTTGCAATGCAGCGAACCGAATGACCCAGACGCTCGACCGATTCACGTCGGTGCTCGATGTGCGACCGTGCCTGCTGCCGGTTGCAGAGCAGCGGCGACTCATCAAAGAAGTGGCAGAGGCAGAGATACAGCAAGCAAGAGGCGACAAAAAGTCGCACGAGGTGCGGTAGCGACTTACCGCTGCGACTCAACAGCACATCGCACGGAGGGTATGTCGGTGAAGGCACGAAGCATCTTGGCGGCGGTCATTCTGACGCTAACGCCGCTTCTCACTTTCAACAGTGCGGCACAAGATCCGTCCAGCGTGGTCCGTGTGGTGGTTGGTACGTCGATCGGCAGCGGCGTGTACATCGGCGACAAACTCGTCCTGACGTGTGCTCATCTCTACTGCGACGGTGAATCGCCAGAGACGGGCGTTGTCGAGTTCCAGAGTGGCGAGCGGTATCGCGTCGTCGCCCGTTCGCTCGACTACCATTGGGATCAGGGGCTGCTCGAGGTGTCGGACGCTCCGAAAGTGCCGTTTGCCACCATTGCTAATACTAACCCGGTTGCTGGCGAGAATGTCACCGCAATCGGCTTCGACCACGGCCGGCAACTCGTCGCTCGCACAGGGGTTGTTGTGAAATATGGCGCTCCGACGCCAGATGATCGTCCGGATTGGTTTGTGGTAACGAACGCTGTACATGAGGGATGTTCCGGTGGGCCGATCTTCAACAACAGAGGGGAGGTGATCGGAAATCTGTGGGGCTCCAGGGCAGCAGAGAATACGACCGTCGGCCTACTGTGCGGTCGCACGCAAGAGTTTCTCCTGCCCTGGAGATCCCGCCTGTCAGCGGCCCGGCTTGCGCAAACCCGGTGCGGTCCGCAAGGATGTCCGCCTGCACCAGTGTACATGGCCCCGCCGCGGTTTCGTCCGCTGCCTGGAAACACGCGAACGATCGTCGAATCACCAGCCACCGCTGCACCGCCAGCCACGACCGCTCCCCCGCGATCCACCTTGCGGCAGCCAGCGACGGCGGCACCTGCTACCACTGCCCCGCCGGCACCACAGACCGACGTGCAGCCAGCCCCGACACCAGACACGTCGCAGCCAGAGATTGAGGTGAGCCTTGATTACAGCAAACTGGCGGACATGGTGTATGAGAAAATTGCGGCGAATCCGGAGAAATTCCAGGGCCCGCGAGGTGAGCCTGGGGCTCCAGGGGAAAGCGGTCCTGCTGGTCCGCCGGGTCCGCCAGGCGAAGATGGTGCAGCGGGACCGCCTGGCCCACCTGGCGTTGCTGGTCCGGCGGGAGCCAGTGCAAACCTGCAGAACCTGAAGGTCGTGCTCCAAGGCGAGAGCGGGCAGCCGACCGAGACATTGAGCGTTGGGCCCGACGGCGTGCTTCGGCTGCCGCCGGTTATGCTTCAGATCGAGCATCCGGACGGAAAAGTCTATCAACAGGCGAAGCCGCTCGGGCGACCGATCACTATTCGTCTTGTCCCCGTGCCAACGAAGAAATAGGGGGACTGATTTTCACGTTATCCGCGAAGGGGAACAACAGTGGCGGAGGACCAAGAACCGCTCGTCATCCCTGTCCCCGGCGATGACAGCGAACCGGAAAAGGAGCCAGAAATGGCCGCAGAAGCAACCGCCAATCAGGGATTGGCAGCCGAACTCATCGGGCAGTCGATGGGACAACTGAGCGGGACCGCCGCGGTGGCGCAAAACAATTTCGTCACCGTGAACAAGGCGCTCGACTACGACTTTATCGAAGGCAAGCGGATGATTGGCTTGCCGGAGGCGGTCGGAGTGCGTGAAGTCGCCAGCAAGAGCGTGCCGGCCGGACCGACCAGCGGCTAACGCTCATTCGATGGCACTGGTGCAGGAGTGAAAAGCCGGTTGGTGATGCCAACAGCACCGCCAACCGGCATTTCCTAACGCAAGGGGATTGGCGATGGGAATTGAAGAGAGCTTTGCACGGCTGTCTCAGTTGCTGGCCGCCAACCAGATCCGTTTCTACCAGGACAACAAGAAGCTCGACGCCCAGATGATGGAACGCTTCAAGCAACTGGACGACGAGTTCAACGACGAAAACGAAAACGAAGGCGAAGGCGGCGATGGCAACTCAACAGCAAGTGACGGCGATGTTGCCGCCGGAGGTGGCGACACGCATCAATAAGGCGGATGCGCAGATTGAGCAACTGTCGAACGTGATGAACTTGATGCGGCTCGACAAACAGAACGCCTTGGTGCGGCGACTGGTGAAAAAGCAACAGGACGGCACGCTCGGGCAGCCGGACCAAGCCGGCGACGGCGAGGAAGGCGGTGACGACGTGGCAGAGGACGACAAGGTCAATTTCGGTGACACGGTACACAACATCTACACGCTCACGGATGCGTTGCAGGGCAAGGCGGCTCCGAGTGCGGCGGCCGGCGTGGCGAAGTCGACCCTGCCGTTGATTCTGGCGGCGGCGATCGGCGGCGGCGGATTTGGTGCGGCTTTGATGGCTCTGCCGGCACTGTGGAAAGGCACCAAGCCGCCGACGGTGATTACGACCGACACCGACACGGACACGCGGTATACGCTGGAATTCAGCGGCAATGAAGCAGCACAGCCTCCGCAGGAGTAGGCGATGGCTGCGTTGAGTGGCAAAGAGGGGAAGGTTTACAGCGACGACGTCGAACTGCTGGAGGTTCGCAACTGGAAGTTCACGCGGTCGGCCAACGTCAAGGCGTACCAATCGACCGACACGCCGGGCTACCAGAAAACCGCCAGAGGGATGTTCGCCGGGACGATTGCGTTTGAGGTGACGCTGGACACCGGCACGCCGCTGGAGTCGGTGCTGGTGGAGGGAGACGAGGTCGAGCTGAAACTGGTCTACAGCGGCGATGAATACTGGACGGTGCCGTGCGTGATCAGCGATGTGGCGGAGGAAGTCAATATCCTCGACGGCGAGCCGGCCACGGTCAGTGTGGAGGCGGAGAGTGTGGGCGAATGGGAGTACGGTTACGGCAGCACGTCGCTGCGGACCGAGACAGGCGGCGTATTTGAGTGCGAGGACGGGACGCCGCTGGAGTATGAGGAATAGACGTTGACGAAACTCTCTGAACTGAGATCGACCAGCCTGCAGACGACCTGGGCGTTGACCGACGTGATTTACGTCGTGACGGCCGGCGATCTGTCCAAGGCGATGTATCTCGAGGATCTGTTCACAGAGATCGTCTCCGGAGTCGTCATCAAAACGGCGGACGGCATCGACATTGATCGGCCAGGCGGCGACGGCGATTGTGATCTGATAACGCTCAACGTTACTGGCTCGCCGCGATTCTGGTGGGATGAGGCTCACGACAGTTTTGTTTTCACTAACAGCGGATACGGCACCGAGTTCAAAATCAACACCTACGTTGGGCAGTACCATACGATCGTCGTAGGCGACAATGTACTGGCTCGCGGCGGCACGACTCAGCGAAGCGTACTATTCGGGATTGACATTGCCGACGGAAAAGCGTTGAACGCCGGCACCGACAACATGGAAGGGTGCGATAACGTCCTGATCGGATCGCAAATAGGTCGCAATATGCAGTTGCCGGCCCGCCGAAATATCGCCGTCGGCAGCTACGCACTCGAAGACCTGACCGTCGGGTATGCCAACATTGCGCTGGGCTATCGGTCGTCGACAAATGTTACGTCTGGTTGCTGCACGATTGGTATCGGCGACGGGGCCTTGATGCTGGCCACGGATTCGTACAACTGCGTATGCATGGGCATCGAAGCGGGTCTGTCGCTGGGCAACGCTGGCACGAAGCAGCGTGTCACGGCGATCGGGCACCATGCGGCATACGGTGGCGCACCTGGGTCTGGCCACGAGTTCGACTACGAGGCTGGCAACCTCTCAACTTGGATTGGCGCTGACGCGGGCGGTGCGTTGCGAAGCGTGTCTACGCATGCCAATACGACGGCCGTCGGTGCACAGGCTGGATACCTCGGCGGCGCGAACTGTATTTACGTCGGATTCAATGCTGGCCGGTCAAATGTGACCGACAACCGGTTCTTTCTGGACGCGCTCGATCGCAGCGGAGAAGCTAACGAGCAGACGAAGTCGCTGCTGTACGGGGCGTTTGATGCCGATCCTGCCAACCAGTGGCTCGTTGTCAACGGTCAGTTTCGTTTTTCGCAAGGAAGTAGGCACAACGATGCCGTGCGGGCCTATTTCGGCACCGACAACGACGGCTCGGTCTATCACTCCGGCAGCTCGGTGATGTACATCGACACGGGATCTGTGACAAACTTGCTTGAGGTCAGTGGAGACCTGACAATCAAGGGAGACCGTCTCCAAGTTTATCCTTCAGCAGCCAGTGCCGATGCCAGGCTTGATCTCATTGGGGCCGGCAACAGTGGATTTTACTTCGAGCAGAAGGACGGGCAGACCGCCTACATTTGGAACATCGACGGCGGAGACATCATCTTCGGCACCAACAACACCGATCGGATGCGTGTCCGCTGGGATGGCAACCTGTGCCTTGGCGAACAGGCCGCCGGAGCTAGTGCGACCAAGACATTTTGCATCGGAAACGGCACGGCACCGACCGGAAACCGCACCGACGCCTGCCAGATTTACTCGAACGACCAAGCGGCCGGCAATGCCTGTCCGCATATTCGTACCGAAAACAGTGCGGTCCTGAAGCTCTACCAAGAAACCACCGGCGTCACATCCGCCACGGTCGTGCAAAACTCTGGGGCCGGCGTGAACGAGGCGACGACCTTCGACGGCTACACGCTGGCTCAGGTTGTCAAGGCACTTCGTAATTTGGGGGTGCTGGCGTAATGGCGTTATCCATCCTTTCCCACGGCGGCGTAGCGGCGATCGGGTACGACTCGGCGACCAACGAGCGCGGGTTCCTGCTGAAGTTCATCAACCGCACAGGAGGCTCGTCCGTCAAAGGGACGCTCGTATCGCCATCCACGTCGGCCGACCGCGAAGTCATCAAGCAGGCGAACGAGTACGACATGATCGGGGTCGTGCAGGAAGCCGGCGTAGCGGAAGGCAGCGAGATGTGGGTCTGGACGGTCGGCAGTGTCTGCCAAGTGCTGTTCAAGGATACTGTCGCAGCCACACGCGGCAACATTCTCCTGGCAGCCGACACGGACGGTCGGGCTATTGACACGACGAATCCAGGTAGCGGGCTGCCTGGCACCGATACACACTTCAAAGAGTGCGGACACGTTCTCGAATCCAAGAGTGCCGGAACGGACGTTCTGGCGTTGGCAAGCATTCATTTCAACTAAACAGAGCGAACCATGGCCAAATCGAAATACACGCACACGGACGTGCTGGATGCCGCACTAGACGAAATCAAGACGAACGCCACGACGCTGACGGCTTGCTCAACGAGGCCAACGACGCGGACGGAGGCGATCACGACGTACATGCTGGCGAGTATTGCCATCGACTCGTCGGACTTTACAGGACCGGCAACAGGCGACGGCGGCGGAAACTCCCGCAAGGTGACGATTGCAGCCCAGAACACCGTCACGATTACTAACAGTGGCACGGCGTCGTACATCGCCGTCTGCGACGGCTCACGATTGCTACACGTCGGCAGTTGCACCGACCTGGCATTGGTGGCGGCACAAACAGTTAATTTTCCGGCCTGGGACATCGAGTTCAGTGAACCGACGGCTCAGCCGTAACATCAGCAGCAAAGGATGCGACACATGGCAGAAGAGAAAAGATACAAGTTCAACATTCAGGCCGAAGTGGTCGGCGACGACGGGCAGGAGATGTTCGATGCTCACGTCACGTACAAAAACATGAAGTACGAGGACGTGGTGCTGGTCGAGGGCTCCATCATCCAGATGTTCACCGGCTTGAACAAGTACGCGGAGGCTCGTGTCACAAAAAAGTAACTGCGGGCCCAGCGGCGGTCGCGAAGGGAAAGCCGGATGTGGGGACACGTCGAGTTCTTCAACGGTGGACTTATTCGCGTATTCGACGACGGGGCCGTTTTCGGTGAGCAGTACCGATATTCGCTGGCGTTCAAACGGCACGGCGAGGAAGTAATTGAATATGTGGGAGCGTACCAGACGCCGACGTTTTCGCAGGCAAGAACCATCCTTGCCGCGACGAGGCAGGTTGGCTTGCGACCGATACGCGTGCGGTTGACAGGTGCGCGGACTGGCGTGCGGGAGTATTGGTAATAATTGGTAATATCGTCAAGGCCCTGCAGTTGCAGGGGTTGTTAACTTAAACAGGAGAATTCCATGGCATTGACTACGGCACAACTGCAGGCGTTTAAGGCGAGTATCGAGGCCGATCCGGTTTTCGGTGCCTTGCCGAAAAATAGTGATTCTGCGTACCAGATCGCGCGGGCGTATAACGAGATTGCCAGCCCGAACTTCTACGTCTGGAAGACGAGCGTCGATATCTACGAGATCATGGGCAACGGGTTTGACTGGGCTCGCGTGGATAACCTTTCCGTGGGCAAGGCCCGCATCTGGGAATGGATGACGAAGCTGGGCACGCTGGAGCCATCGCGAGTTAACGTGCGACTTGGGCTGATCGCCTGCTGGGTGGGAACGCAGGCCGATTTGAACGTGCGACTGGCCGTGTTCGGCCACTGCCAGCGCCTCGCTACACGGCTGGAGAAACTGTTGGCCACTGGGACCGGCACGGCGGCACTGGTGGACGGTTCAGGTCCGGCGACACTGGGTTATGAAGGCGAGATCACGTTCATGGATGTGCTCGACGCCTTCGGCGCATAGGAATGAAACATGGCGACTGCTGATGTCAAAATTTACAACGGGACCGCGATCACATGGAAGCCTTCAGGTGGCACCTACGCGATGTCCCTGCATAGTCTGACCACAACCAGCACGGGCGCGTGGCAGGGAGCCAAGGGCGACCTTGGCACACCTCGCGGGGCACGCATGGCGGTGCGTGTGACGACGGCGTGGGCGGCGACCACAAGCATTGCCGGTCAGGCGCTGGAGGTGTACTGGGCGGGTTCGCCGACGAGTACGGCAGCCAATGACAATCCCGCTGGTACATCCGGTTCTGATGCGAATTACACGGGTGTCGTTTCTGCTGCGACAGCCAAGCCGAACCTGCAATTTGTGGGGCTGGTTATCGCTGAGGCCACGACAGCCTCCCAGACGGTGGATGTCGGGACGTTCGTGCCTGACCATCAGTACGGCATGCCGGTCATCGTGAACCTGACATCTCAGAGTCTCACGACGACGACCACGGCGCATGTCGTGACGGTCTACCCGGTGATCGACCAGATTCAAGCGAGTGCCTAATGACGGACACGCCGTTTAACGCGAAGTTGGCGATTTCGACGCCGTTCGGGCTGTACGACTCTCCAGCCGGTGGCATGCGGCTGCCGTGCGTTTCCGTCGAATGGCATCGGGCACGGATGTCCATGGCGGTGCCCTGCGGCTACAACCTTGCCGACATCCGCTGTGATGGGTGGGAAATCGGCGAGGCCCGTT